CTTGTTTATACATCCTAAATGTAAATACACAATCGAGGGATTAGAGCGTCATACCTACAAAGAGAATACAAGCCAACCTGATAAAGACTCAGGCTATGACCATATGATGGATGCATTGGGTTATATGGTGGATTACATGTTCCCAGTACGCAGGGACATTGATCCTAGTACAAGAATACCGCAACGCTGGGGCCATCGCCTAGCATAAAACAAGGAAAATATTATGGATGTTAGTCAAACACTAAGCACAGAAATAGCCGCGGTCTTATCCGCAAACGCACTTTATGAAACATACTTGCCGCAATGGAAGTATCTATTAGAAAGCTACCTAGGTGGAGAAGAGTATCGCCGTGCTGGACACTTGACTCGTTATCAATTAGAAACAGACAGTGAGTACCAAGCTAGACTTAGAGAAACCCCATTAGACAATCACTGCCAAAGTGTTATCTCAGTATACAACAGTTTCCTATTCCGTACTTGTGCAGAGCGTGAGTATGGTGCAGTCGAAGGAATGCCAGAACTAGAAGACTTCCTCAAAGACGCTGACATGGATGGCCGCTCATTAGATGCATTCATGAAGGATGTTGCTACATGGTCATCAGTATTTGGACATTGCTGGATGGTAGTAGCCAAGCCCAATGTTGGTGCTGTTACCATGGCTGATGAACAAGCTATGGGTGTCCGCCCTTATGTGTCACTACTGACGCCTATGGTTGTGCTGGACTGGACTTGGACTAGACATCCAAGTGGCCGTTTTGAACTTAGTTACTTCAAGTACCTAGAAGATGTCAACGGTGATATCCGTACTGTTAAGGAATGGACTAGAGAAACTATCCGTACTACTATTGTGGACTTAAAGAATACATTGATTGTTGAAGACATCTACGAAGTCAACGGCTTGGGTAAGATCCCAGCTATCATTGCCTATAATGGCCGTTCAAGTGTGCGTGGTGTTGGTGTTAGCGATATTGCTGACATTGCTGATGCACAGCGTTTCATCTACAATGCTACTAGCGAAGTAGCACAAAGCATCCGTTTAGACAGCCATCCAAGTCTAGTTAAGACACCTGAAACACAAGCAGGCATTGGTGCTGGTAGTTTAATCCATATGCCAGAGAACATGGACCCCGGTTTAAAGCCATACCTGTTAGAGTTTAGTGGCGCTTCAGTCACTAGCATTTACGAGTCAATTAGTGCAACTATAAGTTCGATTGATAAAATGGCCAACACTGGTGCTGTCCGTGCTACAGAAAGCCGTTCAATGAGTGGTGTTGCTATGGAAACAGAGTTCCAATTACTCAATGCTCGCCTTAGTGAAAAGGCTGATAACCTAGAACTTGCTGAAGAGCAGATGTGGAAGCTATGGTGCGAGTACATGGGCTATATGTGGGAAGGCTGTATTGACTATCCAGGCAGTTTCAACATGCGTGATACCAGCAAAGAGATTGAACAGCTACAGATTGCAGCCAATACCAATCCAGCAGATGCTCGTGTTAAGGCTGCTATTGACATGAAGATTCTAGATTGGCTTGACCTAGATGAAGATGAATTAACAGCACTAAAGAATCAAAACCTTATTGACCTTAACATGGTACCAGAAGCTGAAGACCGCACTGGATTCTATATGGGCAAGGCAATGATTGATCCAGTATCAGGTATTGTTACAATAGCATCCAGTCCAGAAGAACAGCTACAAATGGCTAAGGATGGTTGGATCGAATACGAAGAGTCATCAGGAGGATACTAATATGGCCTACGCTAAAAAGAAATCAGGGGGCAAGAAGCCTCCAAAGAAGTATTAATATGCCAGTACATAAATCATACAAAGACGGCAAGGTAGTAGGATGGCGTTATGGCCGTACAGGTAAAGTCTACCGTAGTCGTGCAGACGCTGTCAAGCAGGCACAGGCCATCTTGATTAGTCAAGCACAAGCAAAGAAATAAAGCCGGGAGCGAACATGGCATTATCATTAAAAGAGCAATTAATAGCCAACAGCCAGTCAACATTGAAGAGAGTCGAAATATACTCTCCAGCAATTGAAGAAGAAGAAACTGTTGTTCAGGATGAGAATACAGACCCAACCCCTGAATAACAGTCAATTCTTTGTGGTTTTACTGCGAACTATATAAATACTAAACATTGACATAGGTGTGTCAATAAAACATTTACTCTAAAAGAGAGGCGAGCTTACAATGAGCGATACAAACATTGGCAATGACAACGCAACTGATGCGGCTGAATTAGATTTAGAAAATCAGGCACAAGCAACTAAGACTTATAGTCAACAAGAAGTGGACAACATGATGGCCCGTATGAAAGGCTCATTAGAAAAGAAACTACTTAAACCATATGCAGACCTTGGTGATCCAGAGGAACTACGCTCATTGCGTACAGAAGCTGAAAAGCGAGCTCAGGAACAACAGATCAAGCGTGGTGAGTTTGAGAAAACACTACAAGAATTAGCGGCTAAGAAAGACTCCGAAATTTCTAAAAGAGATGCAGTCATTCAAGAATACAAGGTTAATGTGCCTATCCTATCAGCCGCTGCCAAGCATAACGCTGTGAATGCGGAACAGGTTAAAGCATTATTAAGTAATCAAGTAAGAATGAATAACGATGGTGATGTAGAAGTAGTAGATGGTAAAGGTAGTGTCCGATACAACGACAAGGGTGAACCTATTGGTGTTGACGATTTAGTGCGAGAATTCTTGGATTCGAATCCGCACTTTAAGCTAGCTAGTCCAAGTACTACTAACACAAAGTCAAATATCTCTGGTGGGACTAGCGGAAAATTGGATATATCTAAGTTAGATATGACCAAACCAGAACACCGTAAGCTATACGCGGAATTCCGCAAAGCAAACGGTATCGCCTAATTACTAAAGGAGAATTATTATGGCCGGTTCAACAACAACAACTTTAAATGACCTATTACCTAGCATCGTCGCTGAGGCAATGTTCGTAGCTAACGAGCGTTCAATCATGCGTGGTCTAGTAAAGAATTACACTTTGTCCGCTGGACAAGGTAAGACAGTAACTGTTCCAGTTTATCCTCAAGTGTCAGCAGCCGCTATCACTGAAGGTGACTTAGTTTCTAACACAGCAATCAGCACTTCAGGTGTTACATTGACTGTTGCTACTAACGCAATCCGTACTATGGTTTCTGACTTGTCAGTTGCTTCTAGTGCTAGCAATGTAGTAGCTGACCTAGGCCGTTTGTTCGGTGAAGGTATTGCTCGTAAGATTGACAAAGACCTAACAGCTTTGTTCGCTGGCTTCTCAGCTGGTAAAGGTGACTACTCAGCCGCTATCACTGCCGCTGACATCTTTGAATCAGTTGCTAAGTTGCGTGGTCAAGGTGTTGATGCATCAAACATCGTTTGTGTATTACACCCAGAAATCGCTTATGACTTGAAGAAAGCATTGACAACTAACGGCAATGTGGCATTCACAGCAGGTGCATTTGGTGATGCAGCCAACCAAGCTATGATCAACGGTTATGTTGGTATGTTAGCTGGTGTTCCAGTGTTCGAAACTTCAAACATTGACTATGACACAAACGCTGGTGACTTCCCAGGCGCTGTGTTCCATCGTGATGCTTTAGGTCTTGCATTGATTGGTGATGTACAAATCGAAACAGCTCGTCGTATTGATTACTTGTCTACTGAAATCGTAGCAAGTGCTCATTATGGTGTTGGTGAACTTCAAGATGGTTTAGGCCGTTACTTGAAGATGGACGCAAGCATCTAATAGGGGAATAGAGATGGCTTTCATTAACAACGGAACAACTGTTATCAGTTTTGCTGAGTATCAAGATGTAGTGGATCGTGATTCACGACTCTTCGATACTAATGAAAGCCTGTCTGAAGATGTAGTAGAACCTCTACTCGAAAGAGCTACTGAACGCATTCTTACAAAGATGCGTTCTACTAGCTGGTGGGCAAGTTATTACACTAAGCGTGATACTGCTACTGCTTTCAACACTTCTGCAGATATTCCAGCATTAGATCCAGAACGAATCAAAGCAAGACAGAATGACTTTACTGACTTATGTGTTTACACAGCATTAAGTGAATTCATTCTGCCAAAGATTGCTGACTTCGGTACTGAGGACAATGCAGAACGCCAAAAGATGGGTTACTATACAGGTAAAGCTGATAGCCTCTTTGGTGAACTTATCTCAGCAGGTGACTGGTATGATTTTGATGATAGCGGCACAATCGCTAGCGGAGAAAAAAGCCCAGGCTATTCTAACTTAAGAAGAGTAAGATGAGAGACGAGATTCTAGACTATCTAAAAGGGTTGAAGTTGAAAAACTTTAACATTAGTGATGAGTTACCGTTTAGTAATTCAGGTACAGCTTTGTACTTGAAGAACATCAAGCGTGTGTATGTGGACTTGGAACAAGTGACCAACGAACCATTCATACAATTACTTGGTGACTATAACATTGATTCGGAACTACATTCAGTCAGACTTTATTTTTCAACAGACGCAAAACAGCTTCCATCAGATTACAGTACAACAGTATCTGACATCAGACTAGCTAAAACAGTTACTACGGCGGAGCAGTTCTTCCGCCGTGAAGTAACTAGTTCTACTAGCTTTGAAAACGATCTAATGATTACTGAATTTGAATTCAGATTTACAAAACTAACAACATAAAGGAGCCAACATGGCCTATAACATCGACTCGGAACTACATTCAGTCAGACTTTATTTTTCAACAGACGCAAAACAATTGCCATCAGATTACAGTAGCATTGTATCACAAATCAGATTAGCCAAAGGTGTAACAACCCAGGAAAGTTACTTCCGTCGTGAAGTTAACAGTAGTACTACATTTGATAATGATCTAATGATTACTGAATTTGAATTCAGATTCACTAAATTAACAACATAAGGAGCCAACCATGGCATATATTTCACCAAGTCCAGGTACAACATCACAGGTAGTCTTAAAACTAGACTGTGGTATTGCACTAGGTACATTGACACTAGGAGGTTCTCCTCTTACTGTTCCAGCATTACAAAACATTACTATCAACGCAGCCAATGATGTATTCACATGGTCACAGCTTGATGCAACTGCTAAGAAGCAAGTAGCAACTACTTCAACTAACTCTGTTGGTATGAGCTTGGTTGTTGACTCTGCTACTTTCTTTGGTTCAACTTTAGCTTCTGTTCAAACAGATACTGTTGCCGCACAAGGATTGTTAGGCCTAAGCCGTAACAAGACTTTGGTAACTTTCAGCTTGAAGTTTGCTGAAGAAGGCGCTAGTGATAAGTTCATCAAAGGCCAAGGTTACATTACTGGTCTAGCACCAACTGTATCAGCAGATAGCCCTGTTTGGGTATCACCAATTACTATTACTGTAACTGGCGAGTACACAACATCAGCTACTGAGTAATCAAAAGTAACTAACTGAATAGGGTCTTTATTGACCCTATTCTTTTGACTTAAGGTAAATATGAATGGAGACAGATTTATGGATATATTAGATCAAAAGACCGATGATGAGTTATTGCGTAGCTTGCTAGCAGAAGTAGCTAAGACGAACTCAAGTGCGCCAAGCAAGATTTAGAAAAGATAACCGGGCGACTCAGCTTCGCTCTAGCAGTTATCAACAAACTGATTAACAGACAAGGAGATTAACAGATGGATATTAGCACACTTGCAAAAAAACCCGAACTAATTCAATTAACATTAGATAGCGAGGCTGTCATCGAAACATATGGCGAGCCTGTAATATTCTATATGTTAGATAATATGGGCCTAACAACCTATTTTAACTTTTATAAAGTACAGCAAGAAGAAGACGATACACTATTGTATAGCCTATTGCGCCGTGTGGTATTAAATGACAAAGGCCAACAGGCAATCGCGGAAGATAGCATATTACCAGTGGACTTAGTAGTGGCAATCCTTACTAAGATAAGTGATCATTTGGGAAAGTCAAAGACCAAGATATCGACACCAAAAGCTGGGACTTCGCGCAAATAATAACCATTGGAACACTGGCTAAAATGTATGGACAACTTCCTAGTACCATCCGAGATTGTGCTACAACATACGACTTATCCGTGGCCAATGCTATGATATCTTGGGAAAATAAACAAATGGCCAAGGCTGCAGGTGCTCCTGATGTTCCGGCATTAAGCCAAGAAGAAATGATGGAAATGATAAAACGAGCAAAGGAGTCATAATGACATCGAAAGCACAAGCCAAAATCCAAACTTGGAAACAAGTTCTAAACCCAACTAACTTAATCAATATTGGCTATCCAGTATTTGTTAAGAATACACCTATTGATACAGGTAACGCAAGAGCGCATACAACTAAGACAGCTACTGAAATAAATGCAACTTACGCATATGCTAAAAGATTAGATAACGGATGGAGTAGACAGAGTCCAGCAGGTATGGTCAAGCCAACTGCTATGGCTATCCGTGCTTATATTAAAAAGAAACTAGGAGTCTAATATGGCAAAGACAGTAGATGAATTAGGAATTAAAATAACAGTTGATGGTGCAGATAGATTAGACCAAGCGACTGCTAGTTTAAAGAATCTTGAAAAGAGCGGTGCAGCCAGTGCTAGTACCCTAAACGGACTGCGATTCCAGAATGTGGCATATCAATTACAAGATATGGCCGTACAAGCTGAAATGGGTACTAGTTGGTTCCGTATCCTTGGACAACAGTTACCTCAACTATTAAGCGGCTTTGGCCCATTAGGCGCCGCTGTAGGTACTGTAGCAGCCATAGCATTGCCATTGTTATCAGTAGCCTTGAAGGGTGCTGGCATTGACATGCGTACACTTAAGGAACAAACCGATGACTTAGGTAAAGCAAATGATGCATTCTTAGCCGCACAGAAACAAAACCAGACTACACTAGCAGGCTTAGGCAGTAGTTATGGTGCATTGACTGAAGAAGCTAAAAAGTTTTACGAAATCCGAGAAAGACTAACTGAAGCTAAGGCCCAAAGAGAAAACATTGACCTAGTTAATGAACTTAAAAAGTCTTATAGTGAACTTAGTAAAGAAGCCATCCAAGCTTCGCAAGACCAAGTACGATTTGCTCCGCAAGGTGTTGGTGCGGCTGCACTTGGCCAGTGGTATAAGGAATGGCGTAAAGGTGTTACACAACAGCAGGGCATTGACATTGCAGAAATGCTCAAGGAAATTGATGCGGCTAGTCCAGAAAAGACTGTTGAAGCTATTAATAATGTTTTAATCTATCTTGAGAAGGCAGGCCCAGAAGCTAAGAAGTTTAAAGAAGCATTTGAGAAGACTGTTGAACCATTGATGAAGGTCAATGAGGAGTTAATCAAGAATAAGACTAATATCCGTGAAGCTGCCGAGCAAGCAAGTAAGTACCAAACCGAAATGTCTGGCATACAGAATGCATTCCAACCAGACATCAACGCTGCCAAGAGAAACTTTAGCCAAATTACTGCCTTCGGCCTAGAAGGTAAACAGAAGTTAGCTGAGTTTGATCGTCAGATGCTAGAAAAGAATAAGGATGGAGTTAATCGCTCAGCTGAGATAGAGGCCGGTAGACTGCGTATCCAACAAGAAACAAATGATAAAGTAAAAGACTTTACTAAAAATCAAAGCGAAGCATATAGATCAATTACCCTTACCAATGATGGTAAACTTCGCAGCCTTGAATTAGAAAGCCAACTTAATAAAATCAGTGATGAAGGCCGTTACACATTAGCCTATCAACTACAGTACCAACAAGATATTACCCGTAATTCTAAAGAATATCAAGATACCTTAATTACTATTAGCGAACAATTACGCAAGAATTTAATTACAAGTTCAGCAGCCAAGGACCTTGAGGCAGGAGCAACTGCCATCCGTGAGCGAGCAGACCAAGTTGCCGCAGCCGCAATGCAAAAGCGTGTTAACGATGCCAAGGATGTTAATAATGCTGTCCTATTTGAAATGGATGCTAAACAGCGAGGTGTTGGTTATGACATTGAGGCACTGCGTATCCGTGCCCAGATGCGTAATGCTTACCCAGAAGACATTGATGCGGCTGTAAAGGTCACAGCATTAAAGAATGCACAGTTAGAAGCAGAAACAAAACTTAATCGTGAAGTTGCACTAGGTAAGATTACTAGCAGTGATGCATTAGATAGAATGATTGCAGGACGCCAGGAATTAGAAAAGTCTGTGGAATTAGAAAAAGAGCGATATGCTGAAGTATCGCGCTATCGTACTGCAACCTTTGGCGAAGGACTTAAGGACTCTGTGTCTAGAATGACTAGAGATAATTTAACCAGTTACCAACAGGCTATGAAGATGGTTGAAAGTATCTATAGCAATCTAGGTACTGCACTTGATAAGTTTGTTGAAACAGGTAAGTTTAAGTTTGGTGACTTTAGAAAGTCTGTTATCCAAGACTTACTTAAAATACAAGTCCGTGCTACTGCGACTAACATACTAGGGTATGGTAGTAGCCTATTTGGATTACCAGGTAGAGCAAGTGGTGGCCCAGTATCTTCTAATACACCTTATATTGTTGGTGAGAAGGGCCCGGAACTGTTTATACCGCAAGCATCCGGAACTATTGTTCCTAACAATGCATTGCCAACTAGTCCTGTGACAGCAGTAAGCACACCTGCATCTAATACAATAGTAAACTATAATATCAATGCTGTTGATGCACAAAGTTTTAAACAAATGATCGCGGCGGATCCTAGCTTCCTATATGCTGTTAGTGAACAAGGCCGTAGAAGAATACCGGGAGCAAGATAATGAGTGATTTTCAATGGGTCTTTGACAATGCGGAATCTATCAGTGTAGATAGAAACCCTATTGTCGGCCAATCAATAACAAGAAACCAAACCGTTCGTAGTGTTAGCCGTGGATCAGGTATTTGGAAGTTTACTGTTAAAATGCCAGACGGCTTCCAATGGACAGTTGCTCGTCCTTATGTTAGTAAGTTAGAAGCACTTGGTAAGTTTTCAACTGGTACTATCCAACTCAATACTACTGGCCAAGGATGGATTGCACAGTACCAAGGCAACTCAGTGAATACTACTGGCTTTTATTGCACAGCAGTAAATGGTGCTAGCTCGATTACACTAACAACAAGTCCAACAACCAGCTCAGGCTATAAATTCCGCGCTGGTGACTTAATCCAAATAGGATCAACTCCGACTGTATATACTGTTGCTAGTGACTGTGTCTATAATAGCAATACCGTTAACTTAAACCGTGCAGTTGAAACTGCTGGTACTAACTTAAATCTTAAAGTAGGCCCAGCAGTTACTTGGACTGTAGTTTGCACAGCGTTACCATCATGGACACTAGTAGATTATAATCGTGTTGCTTGGAATGGTACATTTACATTCTATGAGAATAGAGTATGATTGACTTAACCAGTTATTCTAGTCTAGAACATGCTATCCTAGTCAAATGGGAAATACCCAACTTTGACACAGCCTATGTTACAGACTATACAAACTCAGTGACCGTTGGCAGTGAAACCTATATCAACATAGGCAACCTACTAGGTGTTAGCAATACCGTAAGTGAATTATCCAGTAGTACTGGAGAGATCACTGTAAGCCTAAGCGGAATCCCAACTGCCAGCATTAGTGCATTATTTGACCAAGAGATTAAGGGTAGTAAGATTACTATTTCTCGTGCGTTCTTTAATGCTAGTACACACCAAGCATTGAATATCAACGGTGGTGTTAGCAATGTCTTACAAAAGTTTGGCGGTATTGTTACTAACTATTCTATTACTGATAGTGTTGACCTTGGTGTGGGCTTGGCCTTAAGTACAATCACATTGACCTGTGCTAGTAAAGTAGAAATACTCAGTAACTTCACCAGCGGACGCAGAACAAACCCTGCTGACTTCCCTGATGAAGCAAGCATGGACCGTGTTCGTGCATTGGCCAACAGCAACTTTAACTTTGGAGCACCATAATGGAATTTTTTAGTACAGCATGGAGCTGGTTTACAGGAGCTAGTATTGCGGCAAGTTTAAGCCGTACAGCATTACTAGTATATGTTACTAAGCTATTAGCAGGTAACACTGATCCAAATGCCAATAATGCTCCAACACCTCCGGATCCAGGTGTCCGTCTACAACTAGACCCAAGTACCGATAACCAAATTCCAGTTCTATATGGAGAAGCATACTTTGGTGGTAACATCATTGATGCGGCCATTGCTAGCGACTATAAAAAGATGACTTATGCTTTGGTTATCTGCGAGCAGACTGGTACTAAACTAAGCAATTCCTCAGCTACAAATTATACATTTAAGGATTGTTACTTTGATAACAACCGTGTAATATTTAAAGCTGACGGAGTAACCGTTGACTATACACTAGACTCAAGCGGCAACCAAGACATTAGTGCTCGCGACTTAATCAAAGTTTATTTTTATGCTGATGCTCCATTGCAACCTCAGGGTTCAAGTGGTACAACACCAGCAAGCTATACTGTAATGCCAGGATGGAATTCAACAGATTATCCAATGACTGGATTAGTCTATGCCATCGTTGAAGTAACCTATAGCAAAGATAAAAACATCACAGGTTTACCTAATATTATTTGGGATGTATCCAGTGACATGACCAAACCCGGCGATGTTATCTATGATTACATGACCAATAGTCGATATGGTGCAGGCATTCCTTCAGCACAAATTGATGATAGCTTGGCCATATTAAATACTTTTTCTACTACTGGATTTAGTTATACCAATACCAGCAACCAAACTGTATCAAGTGCAATTACTATTAATGGCCTTGTTGATACTACACAATCAGTCTTTAGTAATATTTCCGAAATGGCCAAAGCCTGTGGTGCATGGATAACTTATAATACGCATGATGGGCAGTGGACTTGTATTATTAACCAAGTTGGTTCCAGCATTGCTAGTTTCACTGACAGTAACATTATTGGCGATATTTCAATATCCGGCACAAGTTTGGTACAGCTTAATAATATCGTTAATGCCAAATACCAAAATACTGACATACTAGACAAGACAGACTTTGTCAAAATTGAATTGCCTAGCGAAGATTGGTTTGCCGCTGAGCAGACCAGCGTACTAGAACTCAGTTTGCCATTTACCAATAGCCAAGTTGTCGCGGCAAAGATTGGACTGCAAGCACTCAAGCAGGCCCGTGTAGACAAGGTTATTACATTCCATGCTGACTATAGTTTCTTTGACTTAAATGCTGGCGACCTAATTGATGTAACCAGTTCAATATATGGATTTACTAACAAGGTATTCCGTATTATAACAGTCACTGAAATAGATGGCGATGATGGTACTCTACAGTTTGAAATTAAAGCATTAGAATACGATTCTACTGTTTATGATTACGACATCACAGAATACTTGGTTACAACAGATGATGGTATTTTAAATATTGGTAGTATTGGTAAGCCTAATACTCCAACAGTTGTTAAAACAGAACAAAGCAATGCTCCAAGGATTGTGATTAATGCAGTAGTACCAAGCGGTATTATCGATGCTATGGAGTTTTGGTTAACCTTTGATACTGGTATTGGCAATGACATTAACCGTACCTATATTAAGATTGGTACATTTGCTAATCCAACTGGTACACTACTAACAGAAAATGACACAGTAAGTTATACCTACAGTGGTCTAGCACAGAGTAACTTCTTTGTCAAAGTCCGTGGTGTTAATAATGTTAGCTCTGGACCATACTCCGATCCAACAGGATTAATTGCCTATGTGCCAATTGTTGTTGCTGATACAATCAGTGATACACCAGTAAGCATCGGCGGGCAGTTGATGAGTTTAGGTATCTTAACATTAGTTAATAATGTTGATAAATTGTTTGGTGGTGATACTGGCTCTGGCAGTATGATTGAAAGAATTATATTCGGTGTCAAAGATAAAACTGGTGTTGACCTAGCCGCTGGTGCTACTGTTACCAGTGCTATTGGTACCAAGGATGAAGGTAACCTTATTACCAGCAATACTGCCAGCATTAACTTTGTTGGTGATGGAGTTACTGTTACTGGTACAGGCAATGATGTTACTGTTACTATTGGAGCAACCTCAGGTGGTGGTGAAGGTGGTACTGGTGGCGACACAGGAACAACCTGTTTCTTAACACAAGGTTATACATATCCGCCTGATAAGAATACTAACACTGAATCATATCCAGAAGATGCTTATACTGCTAACGGTGGTTATTACTCAGCTGATCATGCTCCTATTACAGGCTACTATGGTGTCAAATACGGTGGCGGAGTTTATGCTGACCTAATCAAAGGTACTGGTAATGTTTACCTTTACAAGAGTGACGGAACTCTAGTTGATACTAAAGCGGCAAGCACATTACAAATTGACAAGAACTTGATGAAGATTCCATTTAGTAGCCGTACCAAAGGTACTGACTATTATATTTTAATGGATGGTGGTGTTGTTAAGAATGCGCAGGGATGTCTAAGTCCAGCTATTACTGATCCTAAGATATGGAACTTTAATACTCCATGGGATAATCCAAATGCTTATGACCTAAGTGGAACATTGGAAACATTGCCAGCAGGCTGTACAGGCTTATCATTTGTTAGCTTTGGTGTACGCAGTAAGTTTAGCGGTAAGGAATTAACCAATGCTTCAAGACATACAGACATCCGTGTTAACTTTGGCAATGCATTAGTCTTAGGAACTACTGGCAAGGTTAAGATTTATGAAAATGGCAGCTTAGTACAGACTATCAATGCTAATGATACATTTACTAGCCAGAAGGTTAGTGAACTACTATGGGTCAGCGGTAACTATTTGTATATTGATCCAACAGTAGACTTTGCTATTGGTGCTAATGTTTATGTGACCATTGAGTCCGGTGTTGTCCGTGATGCTTGTGGTAATTTAAATCCAGCAGTAACCAATATAGCAACCATTGCATTCAAGGTTGACGAAGTTGCTGACCCTGTTGTAGCTAGTTTACCATCAGGTGGCAGTATCCAACAAAGTCCAGTTGCCTTGACATTTGACCGTCCTGTAGTAGCTGGTGAAGGTAATCTTAAAATAGTTAACGGAGCTGGAACAACAGTGGCTACCGTGCCAAGTGATAGTTCAGCAGTAACATATACTCAAGGAGTTGATTAATGGGCATTAAAACAAAAGTAGAAATAGATACCTCATCGTTGGGTATCTCTTGGCAAAAGAATACCAGTTATCACTTTGAGTTAGAAGCTGGGTTTGTTGTCGAAGACGGTGGCGAACTACAGCCGAGTCTAGCCAATGCCAATATACTAGCATTCACTACTAATGCAACTGGCCCGGTGTTAGTTGATACTACACCTACTAATGGTACTGCTGACATTGAAAACTACACCAAGGTTACCTTAAACTTTGATAGAAAAGTTATTAAGCATTCTGGCTCGATAAAGTTTTATAAAACTACGGGCAATGAGCTTATTCAAACCTTAAATGTAGCGGAAACAGATGTTTACCTTGAAGGTAGCGGCTATAGTGCTAGTTTTAATCTAGTAGGTGCCATCCAATTGGCCAGTACCAGCTATTACTTTACTGTTGATGCTGATGCATTCCGTGACTATGATGGATTTGATAGCCCAGCCATAGGCTCTGGTACTATTGCATTCTCAACTGGAACTGCACCTGTGCTAGTCAGCTCAAGTCCAACTGATAACTCTAGTAATGTTAATCCAACTGCATTGACACTTACCTTTGATAAGAACATGAAGAAGGGTGCTGGATACATTGATATCTATACCAGTGCTGATGATGAACTGTACTATCGAATCAATGTCACTGATAGCCGTGTGTCTATTGCTAGCCATATTGTCACAGTTGATACTACCTTTGTCCTAGACAGCGATACTGGATACTATATTAAGATTGGCGCTAATGCATTTACATCAACTAGTGGATTGCCATATGCTGGTATTAATAATAGTACAGCACTTAACTTTACTACTGCCGCAGGTGGAGTTGCTAGTGCATTACAAGATTGGCGCATCTATGTTACTAATGAGGCATACATTGTATTCCCTAATGGTACAATACCAACTGCTAGTGTTGATAACCATACTAACCATACCAAAGGTATTAAACTTTGGTTAGTCGGTTCAACTAACTCTTTATTACATACATTCTATGACGGTGTAGATGCTGACTTTACTGGTGATAAAGCTATTACTATTGATTGTGCTAGTTACTTGGATTATGAGAATGAATACTTCTTTACTATTGATGAAGGTGCATATTATAATAGCACTACTAACTTGTACATCCCAGGAGTTAATACAAAAACAACTGTACTAACATTTAATACTAATCATGGATTTAATGGTATGGATACCATTACCTACTCAGGTAATACTGCATACAGCTTTGGTTCCGAAGCACCAAATTATTATCCAAAGATCTTGAATAGTTCAAATACATACACATATGAATTAACCAGCAGTAATGGAGTATTTGGATTAGGTACGGCCGCGGCTACTAGTACTTTGACATTAACAGGTACACGAAATGCTATTGCTGGTTCAGTTAATAGTAACCTAATCAAGTTTTACCCGACTAAAGACTTTGCATCCAGTGGAACATATACCGTAACACTTAAACAAGGTGCAACAGTCATTGGTAGTTCAACACATAGTTTAGCCTACTCTGGTACAACAAGAACAACTGCTGATATAGTAACATTCTATTCAGCTGGTACAGGTACATGGACTCCGACATTTGAACAGTTAAGATATTTCCCTAATGCAACAGTATTATTAGTTGGTGCTGGTGGAAATGCAACTTATAATAATTCAACACATACCTATATTGGTGGTGGAGGTGGTGGCGTACTAGAACAAAGCGGAATTACTATTTCTAATCAAGGGTACAGTTATACCGTTGGTTCTACTACAGATACAACCATGTTTAGTTATACAGCCTATGCTGGATCAAATGGAACCAGCGGTGCTCCAACAGCCCATAATGCTGGATCGGGTTCACAAGTTATAAATGGTAATGCTAGTACTGGTGGATCAGGCGGTGGTGCAGGACAAACTGGTTGGTCACTAGGAGCATCAACTACAGGTTATCCTACAAATGCTACAACATCATCCTTTGGCGGCAATATTGAAGCCTATGGTATTAACAGTACTATGCTAGGTGCATTGGGTGCAAGCAAATTAGGTGCTGGTGGTAGTTGGAACTTAGATGACAACTCAACTTGGCAATATCCTCGTGATGCAGGACATGGTGCATGTGGAGCATTTGATCATGCTAATCCTAAATCATACCCAGCGCATGGTATCATTGCAATTAAGTTGACTAGTTAATATGGAAATCGAAATAGCAATGCAAAAACTTGCTGACTACATACAATACCCCAAGAGCTTAGAACGGCTTGGGGTATGTAGTGGCTGTCCAAGTCTAATCAAAGATACACTCACATGCCAACAATGCGGTTGCAATATGAAACTAAAAGTTTTAGTGCCGCTGATGAAGTGTCCATTAGGCAAGTGGTAATCCTTTTTTTCCCTTTTTTTAGTGATTTTTTAGGTTACCGCTAAATACTAATGCGATCGCAATAACGCAAGTTATTATCAATTCATAACCCTTAAGGAGATTCATATGACAGCCGCAAGTAATTATTTAGAAAATAAAGTGTTAGACCATGTTCTAACCGCAACTGGCTATACAGCCCCAAGTACTCGTTACCTAGCATTGTTTACAAATACATCAGGTAATGCAGCCGCTAACTTAGAAGCTGGTACATTGACCGACGAAATCGGTACATCAGGTACTGCTTATGCTCGTAAGACAGTAACATTTGCATCAGCTAGCTCTGGTTCAAGTGCAACCAACGCTACTGTAACTTTTGATGCGGCAACTGCATCATGGGGTTCAGTAACGCATGTAGCAGTAATGGACGGCGGTACAGCTGGTGCAGGCAATGTCTTGTTCTGGGGTGCTGTTACAACTGCAAAAACCATTGATAGCGGTGACTCATTCCAAGTTACATCAGGTAATTTGACAATCAGTTTAGCTTAATCGTCATAACCTAACTAGGAGCGAACATGACAACAAAACCATCAATTATCACCCGTGCTGGCAAAGGAACGCCATTAACCAGCGTAGAAGGCGATAGTAATTTTACAAACCTACGCGATGCTACCGTTGGCTTCCAAGCTGACAGCGGCACAGTAGTAACTAGCGATCTTAACGGCAAGGTTAATTTCGTAGCAGGATCTAACATCACTATTACTGGTGATGATAGTGCAAAGACTTTAACAATCAATGCTCCATACTCAGCAACAGGCGCTACTGGCGCAACTGGTGCTACAGGAGCCCCGGGCGAGCAAGGACCAACTGGTTCACAAGGTGCTACAGGAGCGACTGGAGCAACAGGTAGTACTGGCCCAACAGGCGCACAGG